GTTTCATACCAATTATCACCTGACATAGCTTCACCGTCCATACAAATAACACCAAACAACTTAGGTGCTTCTCTAAATGATTCAGCGGCTATTTCCATGGCTCGTTTAACCTGATCCTCTCTTACTGAAAGCTGGAACTCATCGTGATAAAGAACCATAGGGCGTACATCTATGCCTTCTGCTCTCATCTTGTTTACAGCATATACATAAGCAGCTTTACAAGTTATAGATTCCATACTCTGTAGTAAATAGTTAAGAGCCTTGTGTCCGGAGTCTAGATATATACGTCTACCGTCAATCGCTGGGATGCTTGCTCGTTCTTTGCGATGCTCGCACATCTTGACGATCTCCATAAGGCGATCCGTGAGACGCTTGAAACCGGGAATAGCAGCGGCAAATTTGGCACGGGATTCTCCTCCAGCTTTCTTATTGCGGACACCTGTGAGTATAAGGCCAAGCTTTTCGAGTCCAGCGCCGAAGAGGAATGCGTAAATCCACGGCTTAGCAGTACTGCGTTTACAGCCAAGAATATCGGCGTTTTTCTGATGCACATCTCCATTAATTACCTCATTCGTAAAGTCTTGATCTTTGATATAATGACACAAAGCTCTAAATTGATTACCAGAGCTATCAGCGCCTACCACTTTATACCCTTTCTCACAACCAAATAACGAACGCATTTGTTTACCCCAAGCAGCATCACTGCCGGGAACATTTACAACAATCTTATGTCGTGATCGACCAGTAGGGGTTCCAATAACAAACATGTCGCCTCTAAGCCTTCCATCATCATCTACGTTTTTAATCCAACCATTTAAAATACCTAATCGGCTTTTAGTTGTTGTATACGTATCAATTAACAACCCATCTCTACCCAATAAACTTAGTGATTCAGAACAAAGTTTAGGCGACTTCTTTTTGAATTCTTTACCTACTTTTTCCCAGTTCCAGTCTAAAGGCTCCCATCCAATAGAATAAAGGTGGAGTTTAACAGCGTCCATTGATGTAATATCTGGATATACGAATTCAACACGATTGTATTCACCGTCTACCATTCGGGCACTTGTCTGGCCGTTTTCTGAGGGTATCTTAAACCAAGAAGATGTTCTGGCCATATAGCCACCATTTATCTTGAACTCAGGAAACTTCGTTTTTCGATCTAAACACTTAGCCTTCATTTTCATTTTTGGATTCATTTCATTTTCAATATTTTGAATCTCGCACTCCATTTCGAATTGAAGCTTACGAGCAGCATCAATATCGAACACCCAGCCGCCTGCTTGAGCTTCCGCTGTGAGCTTTGCAACTTCGTGCTCATTACGCATAGATGTGAAGAACATCTTTTTCTTATCAGGTTCCATGTCCTTCGTGTAAAAGGTCATTTCTCTTGCTAATAGGCGATACACCTTTTCATTGATACCAACATCTTCTCTGCATCGATGTAACATATCATCACTATAATTTAACCAATCTTCGTGTTCTGGTTTTTTCTGACCAAGATACTCGCCCCATAAGGCAAGAGCATGGCGCCCATTACCAAATCGGTCGTAATCAAGCACTTGCGACATAATCATTGTATCTCGAAGAATAGTTTTGGGGTTGGGAGTCCATCCAATTAATTTCTTTATTACTGGTAAATCATATGAAAGTATGTTATGACCAATCAATTCTTTGGCCGCGTATAGATGATCCCATGCTTTTGCTAAAGGCTCTGCTGTGTCCGAGTGGTCACAGAAAATGTACTCTTTACCTGTATCAAGGTCTCTTGTAACTACCATCCATATTTTATTTGCGGCAAGCTTTTTCCCTTGAGTAGAGAGCAAGCCATTAGCTTCTATATCCCAAATTAATTTCATTTATATATCCTATGTTATAACAAAAACCATTAACTCACCTTGTATTTTTGTTTCATACAAGTTGTCTTCCTCTTCTCCTATTTTAATTACGTGATGACCTAAAACCCAATCGAGATATTTAGGCATTATATCTTCATTTAATTTTATATGAAAAATAGTTTCAGAACGAGTTATATTGTATTTAATATCAGTAGCTCTTGTTTGGTTTTGAAACAGGGAAACAACTGTATCGGCAATTACTTTACTTCTATTCATTTAAGTGCGCCTTGATGGACTAAATCTTCATAAGTCTTCCACAGTTTTCTGAATTTCAATTCTCCGATAGAAGACAAGCCTAATAAGGCATTTGAAGTCTTATCACAGTCTGTTAATTCAGCGTGGAACACGAGATCTATATCATTAATAATAGACCAGCAATCCATTATTTGTGTTTCTAGGTCAAACCTATCAGTCGTTGTTTTCAACATTTATTTCTCCAGTTATTTATTAGCTCTTTGATAAAAATAATTAAATGGTAAATAAAAAGGTGCGATTAAAAGTACGCTAGCTACAATTAGCACCCACTTTAGTACTATGAAAATATTAGTCATTATTGTCCACATGGATCTCTCCTGTTTGTACAAACTTAACTAGACAATTAGTGTACCAACGAGCTTTACGAATGTCTTGCTCATAGTCATCTTTCTTGCCTGCTCGCATTAAATACTTGTATACTTGACCAAATAAGTGAGCTTCAACGCCTGACTTGCCATCTAACATATGTTGCATCATTTGCATATATTGCATACCAGGGACTACATCATTATAGTGCTTACCCGATACATAATGGTCTACATCTTTTTCTGGATTGTTATCAAATTCAGCTTCTACATTAAAATCTTCCATTAAAGGGTCACTACCATCAGAGCCATAAGGGCACTCAGGTGTCAAGGATTTTGCATACATCCATGTCATATCTTTATCTGCTTCCATTAAAGGGTCACTACCATCAGAGCCATAAGGGCACTCAGGTGTCAAGGATTTTGCATACATCCATGTCATATCTTTATCACCCATGCTCACTCCTCTAGCCCAGTCATCAAACTCTTTTTGAACAACAGGGTCTTCGAAGGTCTCTGCCCACTTAGTGGACAAAGCAAGTTCACGCATGTCTGCTTCTGACTTAGACTTACCCACAGGTTTCTTATGTGCCTTAGTTGCGGCATCCCACTCAGCAGGTGTTGCATCATTTAGCTGACGAGCTGCTATACCAAACGCACTATCTTTTACACTTATTTTCATATTATATTCCTTTGTTATTAGATGGGATATGAGACGAGGCGCAGCACCTGCAGCTTGAGCATCCTCAAAGTCTACTGTTTCGTAACGATGGAGGGTCTCTCTTTGATGCACCTCATAAAAACCTAATAATGGCAAGCCAGCTATATTAGCAGCTATCGCTAGTATTTCATAGTCTTCAAAAGTAACACTAAGGTTTTCAACAAGTTCTTTAGCAGAAACTTTAGTTATGTTTTTTAAACTAGCCAAATCCACATTAATCATTTTATACATCTCCATTATCGAATATACATTGGTCTTCATAAGGTGCTACATATCTGCGATAAAACTCTAGGTTTGCTCCATTGAGTGCGCCTAGGATATCATTGCAGTTTTGATAACGCATATCTGAATTAGCAAACATTTCTTTAATTAATACAGCAATCAAGTATTGCAGCTCGCCTGCTGTTTCTGGGGGTGACGTTTTTATTTCTTTTACTAAGTATTTAAAATTAGTACGATCTTCAGATTTAATATATGGCATTTTAGTAACCTTTAATTATAGTAGGAGGAAACAGCTTCAAGCGCGTCATCGATATTATAAAATTTTTCAGTGTAAATAGAGTCGAGAAAAGGGTGAGGCTTGTCATCTTTATCTGCAATCATTATAATAATCTTGTTTTTCATATGAGCATACATAAGTTCCATACTTGTTCCAGTACCTCTACCTGAAGAACGTCTTACATCTGCTAATACAACTGTCGATTGAGCGATATCTTGTAGATCTTGTTTAAAAATACGCTTAGAAATATTCATAGATCTGATTTCATCTTCTAAAAACTCATTTACTTGTTTATGAAAAGATACACGCCGTGTAGGGTCTAGTGTGTAAATTTCTTGGTATTCAAGAAAAAGAGTAGCTTTTGTTCTCCAGTCTTTCATTTCATTTACTGATACATCTTCCATTGAACCTGCTAAGTACACATAATTCATCTTCATATTAATCCTCGGGTTCTAATAAATCTTCACGACCTACAGCTATGCAAACGCTTGAATACTCATCTGCATGATCTGGGTCAATTTCCCAAACATACAAATTAAAAGCAATTCCATTATCTACATAAAATTGAAATCTTGCTGCACCTTCATAATTGTCAAGTTCACTAATCATTTTCTATCTCCTGAGGTTCGCCCCATCCAAATACAACTAAGCTAACAAGTTCGTCATCTTCTATAATATTGCTACCATCTTCAGTAATTAAACGCCAATCTGCTATGATTTCATCTTCTTCAAGAACATCAAGAAGGGTCATTTGTAACATAGCAACATCTATTGGTATATGACTAATAGTTGTAGCTTCGTAAGTATTAAATAGTTCTTTGATGCTTTTATCTTTTTCTTTAGACATTAGTATTCCTTGTTTTGATTAAAAACCCCCACAGAAGTTAATCTGCAGGGGTTGAAAGGTTTTTACCATTGATCGTCGTCAGAGTCAGTATCGACAGGCACAACAACTTGAGTTGCACCTTCATCTTCAAAGCTTAATCCAGCTTTAGACTTGTACTCTACAAGGCGTGTCACTTGGATACCTTTAATGCTTGAGCCAGTACCGGTTTTACCATTCATTGTAAATTCATATTGATCGATTTGAACATTACCAATAGAACCATTACCAATGATAGTACCATCAAGAGGCATTAATTGGCCATCTACAACAGTAGGAGGCTTACGGAGTGTACCGTCACGCATTGCTGCTTTAGCTTTAAGATTTACTTGATAAAACAAGCCATCATCATCTTCTTTTGGTGTTACGTTTAAAGAGTGATCTTTCCAAGTCTTTGCTTCGTCTTTTGAACGAGTTCGGATTTGGACTTCCCAGTGAGGCTGAGGAGCGTTAAAAGGGTTTACTGGAGAAGCAGGATCAAGTTTAGCCCAAAAAAGTTCTGCATTACGGATTACGATTGACATAGGGTATTTCCTTTAAGTATTTTAAGTTTGATAATGAGATATTCATTACCTAGTTTTATGTAAGTGTTTTAGTTTTTAAATATACATAATAATAACACCCCTTATGGGCATTAATGTTATGGATAGTGTTTCTTCTTTATAAGGCGGTATCTTAACAAAATGCGAAATCAGATTCCATTATTGCATTAAGATCTAAGTTACCTTTTGCTGGTAAAAGCTCTAAAGCATTTACTTGAGTTAAAACTTGTTCAAGCGGTTTACTACTATAAAAGCCTACAAAAGTTTCTCTAACAATCTTAAACATGTTTCCCATATCTCCTATATGACAACCGAAGCTGTCGTGAATTACTGTAACAGGGAAGTCACAAGCTACTATAGTAGATGTTAAATGAGCCGCATCAAAAGAATGAACTAAGTTAGGAGCTGCACCTGTTTTTTGCGCTCGCTTTTCTAGCTTTCTTCTTTCATACGGACGTATTGTAAGCCTTAAAGTTTTAGGAGGATTATACAGCGATCTAGATTCTCCTCTACCTTTATATTTAGCTCTGCTTGTACCTTCACCGCAAAAACTAACTTCAAGCTGAACTTCTTTAGTAGCCTCATAAGCTTGGACTACCGGAAATCCAGTTATAGGTACATTCCACTTTAAGAATACACCTTCATCATTAGCTCTTTCAGCTAGTGTCCTAAACAAGTCAAGCATTGCTGCTGGTCCTTTCATGTTAGAAAGTGTGGTATCCATTAGCAAGTCGCCAAAGGGGTTGACCCATCCTTTCTCTTTAAATTTAAGCTCTTCAGATAAAGTGCGAGTATCATCAAATACCTGCTCTCTTACACCCATTTTAGTAACACCGTAACCTAAAGTCATAACAGGTCTTTTTACGGTCTTTCTTTGGAGCTTTTTGTCATTTGCTAATCGCATCCAAAATGGAACAAACATTCCTTTAGTTTCTTCACGATTATCTTTACGCCACTGATCAAGTTCTGCAAATACAGCGTTTTTGTCTTCTTTAGTTACAGTTTTTTCCATCTTAAGTTTAATAGTTGTTACTTCTTTAATAAACCTATCAGCATTAGCTTTTAATTCAGGTGAAATTTGTTCATACGCTTTTGCTAGTGCTTCCCAAGTTTTTTCCGCAACAAACATGTAAACATCTCCGGGAACTTTAGTAGGCACAAGGTTAACGAGATGAGCAACAGTATCATCTAAACTTAAAGCGGTTAAATGCTGTACACCGTTGTTAGAGCCATCAATAAACAAAGGTAAAGAACTTTCGTACTCCTCTATATTACCTCCGTAATTAAGCCGAAGATTTATTTTGTACCATTCAAAACAACAAGCTAAGAATGACCATGACTTATCCGCTTTAGTCCATCCATTATTATTATAAGGGTCGCTAGCGTAAGCACATATGTCATCCATGTTATCTTGAACCCACTGAGCCCTATCATCTAATGTTAACTTGTCTTCACCCCAGCAATTAGCTGTATGCACACTAAGCCAATAGGCACCTTCTTCCCCTAATGGTTTTTTATGGTCATACAGAATTAAGCCTTTAGCGTTATCAGAAGACTGCTCATGCAAGTAAGAAGAACCGGGGTATATACGGCCTCTAAAGTCACAATTGTATCTGTGATAAAAGGTTTTATTTAGAAAGCCTTCTGCAATTGCAAGAATAGCATCAGCCTCTAAGAACATACCTTCTCTGCTTGGTTTTCTTTCTTCTTTTTGATGTTTAAAAGGAGAATCTTTGTCTATAATAAAATCACGAGAGAATACAGTTTCTCTATCTTGTTGTTTTAAAAGAGTTTTATAAACAGAAAATACTTCATGGTTTATAACATAACCTGTGTTTTGTAATTTATTTAGAGCAGTAAGTACTATCGGGCAATTGTCCTTATTAACTTGCTTTAGAGCTTCCGCATTACCTCTACGAATTAGTGTATGACCATCTACATGATAACCAGTTTCCCAATCAGGAGACGGAGTAGATCGAGGACTTTCTTCTAAAGCAGCTACATCCAAAGTAGCCCATAGCTCATCAAATAACGGCTCATTTAATAAATTAAGATGATAAGTAGAGTGTTCAGTTCTACTAGTACTTTTTCCTCTTTGGTGCATTTTTTCTACACTTAATAGTTTAAAGTTAACAGAAGGTTTGTCCTTATTGCAATAAGCTTCCATTATTTTTAAACCAAAGTACAAGGCAATTTTAGTTTCATTTAAAGGATCTTCATCTACACCTATATTTCTTCGAACTTTACTACCAAGTCCTATTGCTGTTTCTGTTAACATTGATCTACTTCTTAACGCCATTAGCACTGAACCAAGAGTCATTTCAACAATTTTATCTATGGTTTCATCCCAGTCCATCCCTTTATCTTCAAGATGTTTTGGAAACCATTTGTTGGTATTTCTCCCGTCCTTCGTGTCTAACAGGCGTACTGCCATGCTATGTCTTAGGCGTTCTTTCGGCATTCTTTACTCCTAATTAATTTAACAAAAAAAAAAACATCTGCCCCCTGCCCTCTACAAGTCCTACACGAGACGCTAATAACCCTAAGGTTATCAATGACTTATGTAGAACCTGTAAAGGACAGGGGGCTAGACGCGCTGGGCGTAGGACGTTATTTACAGGCGCGTCCGCCTTTCTTGACTATTTTTCTAGCATTAAAAATCATTGATTTCTGTTCTTTTGTTAAGGAAGACCATTGTTCTGGAGTGAATGTAAAGTTAGCTTTTTGCCTTAGGGATAAAGATTGGATATCCATTATTTCTTTCCTTTAATATTATTCATAATAGTTTTACGCTTTTCTTCACTATACTTAGACCACATTTTAATGTCTTCTAAGTTTCTTTTACAACCTGTGCAAGTGTCTTTATAAATTCTACAAGCTTTGATACAAGGAGAACTTGCTGGTTTTTCCATTAATTATATTCCTTAATTAAATCTTCTTTAAACCATTTTTGACAAGCTTTAACTTGAACACCCACTCGACTTTCGCCACACTCACTGGCTCGGTATTTAACTCTATCTTCGATTATTACATTAAACAGCTTAATTGCTTCTTTAAAACCCTGGGTGGCTACTACTTTATGAGCTACATCAAAGTTAATATCTCGATAAGTTAATTCTGCAAAGTGATAAGTTTTCATATTAGTTTCCTTTATTTTAAAAAGTTTGGAGTAGAAGTAAATTTGTAAGTTGCCATGTAAGCCTTAGCGCCTTTGTAATACGCTTGATAAGATAATACACACTCATTCCAAGACTTAGGTTGCTGCCTGCCTTTAATATAATACTCTTCCGGCATACATAATGGAGGGATAGTTAAATTTTTAATATTAATAGATGTTTGCAAACTACAAGGTATATACGCTAACGTCTCTTTTAACTTAGTTTCACTGAGATGCACTTTACCGTAGCGCTTAGTATACTCATCACATAAGGCAACAAAGTGCATATAGCTCCATACATAATTGGCCCCACTAGTTCGAACCCAAATTGTAGAAGGGTGGTTAAGGTGAGTCTTTTTATACAGCAAGCAATCATCTGTAACTATTTTAGAAGTAAGCTCCCGGTGGGCTGTACTAAGCATTTGTGCAACTTCAAGTATCATTTTGACTACATGCTTGTCACACATTAGTATAGCTGACTTTGTAGGAGATTTATTTAAAACAAATAAGTTCATTTGGCTTTCCTATTTATCAAACAAGTCTAGTTGGTTGCCATCAATAAGAAACATCCTTGATTTTAAAGACTTAATCATACGTTGGTTGTCTTCACTATCTTGCTCAAGCAACTCAATTTGTCTCGTTAATTTACGGATACTAGCTGTTCTTGAGTTCATTGCACTTTTAATTTTAAAGTCTTTCCACCAGTTTTTCATAATGATAATCCTTGGGCATGTTTACCTAAAAGTTCTATAAGATGTAATACAGTTAAAACAAATGAAAGAGCGCCTACACCAAGGATAGACATTCCGATTACTTCAATACCTTTGTCACTTATATTCATTTTACACCAATCCAATCTGCTATTTTAGCAGCAACTGTAGTTAAAAGAAGACCTATAAAATTTACAACAAAAACACCAGCAATAAAAACAACAATAGTTAACATCGTAAAAGAAGTCATAATATTTTCCTTTAGTTTAATAAATAAACAATAATACTACCAACAATAAGAAGTGATACAGATATGATTAAAAAACCTCTTTCAAGCGCTCTAAAGTCAACCTGCTTACTTAACGCTTTATATGATTTAGCCCAGACTACAGCGGGGATTACAGAAGACATTGCGCCTGCTATAAAAGTACCTGCATTATTAAATTCGCCATCTAGTGCTAACCAGAGCGCTAACCCTTCTAAAAAGAATACAGACAAAGCAATTAATGTTGCTATTGCAATAATTTTAAAGAAAGTTTTTAAGTTAGAAACAAAATTTGTCATTTTAATATACCATATTTAGTTTAAGAATCTGTCTCATCAGCACATGTAGATTAGTTCATGTGGACGCCCAAAAGAGCGTTTCGACTTATGCTACAATTGTAACTTCTTCAATCATGTTGCCTAACTCAAGATTCATTTGAGACGTAGGGACAACATACTCAATGTGATTAAGCTCAGTAGTCTCGCCTAAAGCTACGCCACGATAAGTATTAAGGTCACGGTCTAAAACAAGTTTAACAACAACACGACCGTCTAACTGATAACCCTTTGCAACCTCTAAGCTGTCTGCCCAGTAAGAAACACGAAGGTTAGTATTAACTTTATCAGTGGCAATTAAATTGTCAGCTTCTAATTTACTCATAGCGCGATAATAAATATACATTTTGTTTCTCCTTTAACAGATAGATTTGATTAGTATGACTTTTAATTCTTCCATATTAGATACATCATTTTTCTCACTTTTTGGGCTATTTTTTGATCATTTTTAACTCTTTTTCGATAAAAAAACCCCTCCAGATTTCTCTGAAAGGGTTAAATTTATTTTCGCATGTTCATTAATTTACCAGCTCCACGAATACCAAAGCTAGATGATATAGCAATAAATAATAAGTACTGATACCATTCGGGTAAGGTTTCTAATGCAGCAAAACCAGTAGCTACACGGGCAATGACGGTTACATCATTAACAGCAATAGCATAGCCTACCATAAATATTGGTATAGCTAAAATAACAGTCCAAAATTCGTCTTTCCAAGAATCCTTAGATGCATCAGCCATCTTGGATTCCCAGTCAGCATCATTCTTTATGCCAGACAGTTTACGCTCGTGTGTAGCTTGTTTTTCTTCTGCCTTGTTGTTCATATAGGTCTTAGCTAAGCCGACAACAGGCCCAAGTAAACTAGTAAAAAGATTCATAATTAATCTCCATAATAAGACAACAAAGTGCCCGTTTGAAGCATCCTTGATTGACGATTAGTTCGGTTAGGGGTTTGTTGAGCAAGAAGAGAATCTAACATTTCTTCTCCTGCTTTTTCAAAATTTCCATCAGTACAATATCCTAACATTCTTTTAAAATTGTTAAGACCGCTAACGCCTATCTGATAGCCCATTGAAATCAATACTGCCTTTTGAACATCATTACAATTTTCATATGCAGACAAAATACGAGGAAAGTTTTTAAAGCTTTCTTCAACTTCAATAGAATGATGCTTTGACCATAACTCTGCTACATCTCTAGGCATTTTAGGAAAGCCTTTAAAGTCTTCAAGTGATTGATCTTTGTATCCTATTTTCAATCCTACTCCTACAGTAGGGTACTTCAAAGTACAATAGTAAACACCGCTAGAATATCCTTCTTCTGCTACAATTATTTTAGTAACTAAATCTAATTTATTCATCATTTTCCTTTATATTATTTTTAAAGCAAAAGTATTAATACATATATAAAAACAGGAATAATAACCAAAGCTGCTGCTATGGCTATAGTAAAATTCATAATCATTTTAATCATATTTCTTCTTTTTAATATAGCTATTCTTTCTGCTTTTAATCTATCTTGTTTACACTGAGCTTGATAAGACAGCCAATCGCCCCACATATCCGGACGACCGGCGTATATCATATAGTCTTTAAGCCATTCTTCTTGAGCTTTAATTTTCTCAAGTGCCATAAAAGCTTCCAGATCACTTTTGCCCTTAGATGATACTCTTTTAGATATTGAGCTTTTGTTATTAAAATAAGATTGAGCTGCAGCAGAACAATCGTAAAGTTCTTTGCCGTTACTAAGAGCTGATTTAATAACTTGAAATGCAGCATTAGCCGCAGCAATTTCTGCTAACATTAGTTATATACCTCTAGTTATACACTTTTACCTTAGTGGGGTCTACGTACTTGGGTACGCAATAAGCATGAACCGGAGTGTAATATCTACGTTTAGTACCTTGAATAGTCAACTCTTCAGCAAACCATCTGCATCGATTTAAATCTTTCCAGTAACTAGTGGCATCTGCATCGATAGTACCATTTACTAGCACTATCAATGCAAATACTAGTTTCATTCTACAATTTCTTCTTCTTTCTCAAGATCAGCAACTAACATACTAATGAATGCTTCTTTGCCAACTGATAGTTGATCAAGGTTAAATTGAGTTGATTGTATCTTACGATCCAAATCAGAGCAATGACTTACCATGGCTTGCTGTTTTTGAGTCATGTCTTCAAAAATATATTCTACGTCATTGATTACGATAGGGTTGGTTTTTTTCTCGCCCATGTTAATTCTCCAGTTAATTAAATTATTAGTTTATGACTTTCTAAGTCTTTAGTTTTAAGTTATTATATTAAAAAAAGACAATAATATCATCATTGCCTTCTTCTTTATAAGGCGGTAATTTAAATCAATATTAAATTACCAATTAAGTATTTCTAGTACTTTACTGCTTTATGCGGATAATTGACTAAACCATCAGTATCGGGTATGTAGTCAGAAGGGAATTCTAATAGGTCTATATATAAAGGTTTTTCTATAATGGCCTTACTTTCAGAAACAATTCTAGCATATTCTTCATTAAGTGCTTCCATCCAGTCGATAGTGCCCCAGTCTTTATCTCTTCTGTTAGCGTAGCATACTATGCCATCTAGTCGTTGATCATAAACATAAGTAGGATAAATTTCATGCAGATGTCTTAAATCAATAGTACCTTGACTCCAAGCATACTTTAAATTATTATACTGCATAGTATCTTCACCTACTATTAAATTTGGATCGAACGCAAACTCTATAGCAGCTGCTTTTTTCGAATAAAATGTTAACCTTAAATGATGCTCCCAGTTATTAATGTACTTATAAGCAAATGAATATAATTTAGTATGAGCTTCATTTAGTCTTTTTGAGTATTCATCAAAAACCGGAATGTACTCCCCTGCTAATGTAGCTTGCCACCATTCATAAGAGTGCATAAATGATCTATAAGCATATCCGGGAATATATTTAGGGTTTGTTTCATTTGGAGCATTTTGATAGAAAGTGTCAGCATTAATACCCATCTGATATTCTAAAGCAATCGCATCCGGTGGTGAATTACTTTGTGCAATTTTATCATATAGCCATATACCATGGGGGGTAATAAAATCGTCGCCATCTACCAGTACCATATAGTCGTTATCTGACTCACGAAAAAGTTTCATTACTGAGTTCTTTCCCGTTGACGGCGTACCATCACTTTCAGTAACGTAATACTCAACTCCTTTAGAGATACACCAAGCCTCAGCGTCCATTAGATATTGAGCGTTTTTATCGCCGTCATTACCCTCAGCGTCTACCCAAGAGTTCAAGACAATAACCAAGTCTTCTTTTGGTATGTAATCTAAGTGCCTTTTAGTGCCATGCATGTTTCTACAACAAAGCACGTAATATTTTAATTTTGCCATATCAATCACCCTAAAGGTGCTATTGGCCAAACAACACTGTTTGGGTAGCCTTCTTGATCAGTTATATCACGTAGTGCTTGCCTGTACTCTATTAAAGCACCTGGCATAGTTCTATCACTAAGCGCATTTACATCTGTGGCGTTAAGAAGCTCTTCTCTTTTGAGTAAAATCTGCACAACCTTCTCAGCCTCATCTAGCTCAACCACAGTTAAGACTCTAGTTCTCGACTCTTCGGTTTCAACCCAAGATTCTTCTAGCTTTTCAAAAGATGGGTTGTAGACAGGTATATCGCCCATAACAAGATTTCGTAAACTCCCAGTCCAGCTTAATGGGGTGAAGGCTACGGATTCAACATCCCTGTTATAAAACGCGTACGCCTCAGTCTGTGCATGCTCAACAAGGGCGGTTATAATTTCATCGTTTATTTCGTCCTTGTAGTATCTACGAGTAACGTAATCAGTACGCCCTTCCTCCATAAACTTAATAACAACCATTTCTTCAGTTGTATCAATGTGTAGTATTTCGTAGTTTGTATACATATTTTTTCCTATCGTTTAGTAGATTATCTTAAAAGAGATGTAGCCGTTGTTAGACGCTCCACGCAGTGCAAGGTACGCCTTACTGGCTTCGTCTGCGCCGCTGCTAGAAGATGTAGTCCACCGGAATGCGTAAGTAGCTGTACCTCCGCTGTCATACGTGTTCCCGATAATCCCGTAAGTTGCGCTTGACCTGCTAAAAGTCATTTCATAGTTAGTCGCTGCACTTTGCCCAGCGGGAGTTGGGTCGCCATACCTCCAGTATTTATTGTTAGCCCTGATTTTTAAGGTTGTGAACCCTCCGGTTGTAGATGTGTTGCCGGAGCCCTTCTTGGTTAAGGCGATATACCGCACAATGGCGCTAGAGTAGGTTTGATCTGCTGCATATAGCCCTACTATTCTTTGCCCTGTAGACATGTACAATGTTTTACTAGTAGACCCAAAAGCGTTTCTGTTCTCGGCTGTTTCACTCCCTGTTAGGAACCCTGAGCCTTTCGCTTCTGCCCAACCAGCTCGACCGAACCCCGAGCTGTAACCATCTGAAGATTGATTACATGTAAGTTCGGCTGTTCTATTGTCAGAAGAATAAAAGTTACTAAACGCTATAGTCCCAGATCTCGGCACTGGCAAGTATGGGTCACAGCCGTAGTACGAGCTAAGGTTATACCCTAGCCCGAACTCGGCATTAAACGCAGCAAAAGCAAGTGATCC